GGGGATGTAGTCTGTATTGATTCAATGGGTAGGTAATAGATGCACAACCAAAGACAAAGCGCCTCATTTTTATTTCCTATCCTTTGTGCAAGCGATTCAAGGTATCAAGTGACTATATAACACTTGAATAATTATACTTTTTCCTTATAAATCAACGACTTACATATTATTTGAGCCAGCCGGAGCGCATACTGTCATTTTTTGTACAGGTCGGGCATGGGCCACCCCCCCGTACCACGTACGCTATATACAGATACTGCCAAAATTCGTGAAAATGAAGTGTAAACCACTGTACACGCCCGTGCACACACATATGTCCTACAGGTTATAAGAAACATAGGCTTATGCTTTTTAGCTATAAGGTGAGATACTACTTGACAAAACTTAGTCTGTGGATATAACTACTAATGTGAAACATTAGAAAAGAAGAAAAACACTAAAAAGAAAAAACAAACTAAAGAAAAAGCACTCAAATCGCAAACATAAGAGTGTGCATTTAAATGTACACTTAAATGTACACTTAAAGCTCTTGCAGAGCAGATATATCTGTGCTATAATCCATTAAACACCTCCAGTGGTACATCTCTAGTACTACTAATTCCTACATTCTCAAGAATCCTCTTGACAATAGCAAATCCGTAGATATAACTATGTATAATATTAAGTTAGAACTCCGTACAAGAGAGGGACTCGTTGAGAGTGTCTACGATTGTATTCGTAGTAACACTCCCCTAAGCAGTATCCACATACCGCACTCAGATGTATTCTTTGTGCGTGAAGCGTTAGAAGCTCGCTTTAAGTGTGAGCTTTCTTTGTCTCAGGTAGAGGAATACATGAAAGAAGCTGGCTGGACTGATGGCGACAACTAAAGATGTTAAACGCACTGAGAGTGGAAGACTCACGTATCGTGGGGAAACTTTCAGTGGTTACAACAAGCCTAAGCGTACACCCGGTGCTAATAAGAAGTTCGCTGTATTAGCTAAGAAAGGTGATCAAGTTAAGATAGTCCGTTTTGGTGATCCTAATATGGAGATCAAGAAGGATAATCCAGAAAGACGTAAGTCCTTCCGCGCGCGTCACAAGTGTGATACAGCTACAGATAAGTTCTCGGCCAGATACTGGTCGTGCAAGAAATGGTGATATAAATTATGGCAATTCCATTAGCTCCTTTTGTAGTCGCAGGTGTTAGATACCTAGTAAAATCTGGTATGAGAGGATTAAAAAAGCACATTAGAAATCAGAAAGAAGGTAAGCGTCTTACCGAATCAGAGCTTGATACAATAAAACAAAAAGCTTTGGATGGCGTTGTAAAGAAAAAGAATGAAAGTGGAGAGGTTGGTTATTTTGCTAAGCAAGGAACATCTTCTCAAAATACTACTCGCAGGCTTATGCAAGAAAGCGCAAAGGAATCCTCAAAAGGTAAGGTATCTACTAAAAAAGCATTAGCAGGTGCCACCGCTTTAGGGGGTGCTTTAGGGGGTGCCGCCTATGTGAAGGGTAGGGGCGACGGTAAAGCTGAAGTAGCGGAAAGAAAGAAAGCTAAACAAAAATCACCAGCAGGCGGTCAGACTATTACAGAAAACCGCCGTGTCGTGAGCGAGACTAAGCTAAGCAAAGGCGGTATGCCAATGAGAGCTAATGCAGGTGCATCTGTACCTCCAAACAGAATGTCGCGTAAGTAATGCCATCTTCACCCGGATACAAGCGCAACTACAAAAAAGAGTATGCCAACTACCAAGGTACTGAAGTACAGAAGAAGCGTAGAGCATCCCGTAATGCCGCACGTACGAAGATGGCTAAGGCTGGCTTAGTCAAAAAGGGCGATGGTAAAGATGTCCATCATACAACTGGTAATCCACTGAACAATAAAAAGTTGTCAGTGAAACCGAAGAGTGTTAATCGTTCTGTTGCTAGAACTACTACCGCTCGCAAGAAAAATCCTAGGAGTTAATCATGGCCGTACGCGGACGCGGGAGCTTGAAGTTTTTAGAAGACCCTGCAACTTTAAGCAAGAAAGAATTAAACAAGATGGAGAAGGACGCGGAGCGTAGAACTGCGGACCGCCAGAAGTTAAAAGAGTCCGCTAAAAAAGCACCTTCAGAATCTCGCCGTGCAAAGGTGCAGTCACGCCGTGTAGCTGAGAAGAATATCCCTAAGTCTGTTCGTAACATGATGGTATCTCCACAACAAGATGCTCAGAACAAAGCAGATTCTAAGCTCAAATCTGATGACAAACGAAACAAAGGGCCGACTAAGTCATCTGTAGAGAAGATGATTAAGGAAGCTACAGATAAAGGCAAGTCTGCTATTAAGGGTGCGAGCACTCTAGCTAAACTTGCAAAAGTCGCAGGTGGTGTATCTGCTTTCCTGTCCGCAGATGAAGTGGGCGCAGGCTCAGATAAAATACCAGCAGGTCGCAGGAATGAATTCGTTAAGCTCATGGACGCAGAGCGTAAAAAGCGTGAAGCTGAATTAAAGAAGAAAGGCTCTACTCCTAAAACAACTGGTTCAGCTAAAGATCCGAAAAAAGCCTACTCTTATAATGAAGCAAAGAAAAGAGGCTTATCTACTTATGTAGGAAAAGATGGAAAGCCAAAGGCAACTGTTTCTGCTGATGAGCTAAGAAAGGCAGGCTACACTACTGGACCAAAAGGACTACGTAAGTTTTTAAATGATCGTGCAAAAAAGGCAAAGAAATAATGACGGAGATGACAGAAAAAGAAAAGATTAAGTTCTTTGAACGCCAGCTACGCAGTAACAAGAAAGGCTCAGACGAATACATGAGGGCCTTGATTGAGTTACGTAACATTCCCGGCTCAGGTTACTCCGTTCCATCTAACACAGACGATCAGCCAATGGCGAATGATCCATCTGAAGTAAAGCCAGAGAAATCATCTACTATGATGGATGGTGGCATGGCTCGTGGTAAAGGCAACAAGATGTATCAGCATAACTATGCCACTGGCGGTAAAGTTGTAGATAACCTGAGCATGGCATCTGGTGGTATGGCAAATACTTCAATGGCTGGTGGTGGACCGACCGCACTTAAAAACATCCCCTCTTCAAATGAAGGTTTAAAGAAATTACCTACTCATGTGCGTAACCGCATGGGATACATGAAGAAAGGTGGAATGGTCAAGGGACGTGGCTCTAAATAGCATAGCCGAAGAAATACGGCAGTGGTCTAGAGAGTTTTTAGAAATCCCATCACCTATGTTGAATGGGTTACCTCCGTGCCCATACGCAAAGAAGGCGTGGCTTGAAGACAAAATTAAGTTCGACATTAACACCGGACTTGATGGTCTAGCTAAGCAGATACAAGAATACGATACACATCCATATGACATTGTTATATGGGCAGAAGAAGAATACCCCGACATGGAGTACCTTGATGGCTTTTGTGATGGGATTAATGAGGTTCTTTCAGCTTTGGGTAAAGACATTCATTTAATGTTATTTCACCCAGACTATAGTCCCTCTGAAGCAGGGTTGCATTTTTTAGAAGAAGTAGAGTGTTTAGAAGATTCAGAACTAGATTATGCTATGATCTTCGTTCAACGTCTATCTGTTCTAGATGATGCGGCAATAAGTCTGGAGAAAAGTGGATACTACAAGCACTTTCCAAAAGATATATACGAGAGTTTAGTTTTATACAGAAGAGGATTACGAAATGCCGGGTAAGATGAAGTCTGCTAAGAAAAAAATGATGGGTGGCGGAATGGCTAAAACTGCCAAGAAGAAGATGATGCGTGGTGGCGGAATGTCCACTAAGAAGAAGATGATGGGCGGTGGCATGGCTAAGACCGCTAAAAAGAAAATGATGCGTGGTGGAATGTCCACTAAAAAGAAGTAGTCCGTGTTAAAGATTCAAGTAAAAGAATCTGAAATACATGGATTTGGAGTATTTGCTTCTAGCTTTATAGAGGAGGGCGAAATCATTGAGTACTGCCCTTTTATTCCTTTAGAAAAAGATGAAGTAGAAGATACTTCTATTTTACATGATTACTTCTTTGGTACTCCGTTCACCGACGATGAAAGATCAATAGCCCCTTTAGGTTATGCGATGCTTTACAATCATTCAGATACTCCAAATGCTGAGTGGCAAGCATACGAAGAAAACACGGATTTAATTGTGTTTATTGCGTTAAAGGATATACCTAAAGGCACAGAAATTTTTCATAGTTATGGGGATGACTACTGGTCTAGCAGGAGCGAAACGTAGTGCCTAATTTATTAAACAGTAAGTTTACCACAGATGCAGTCACTGTATCAGCCACAAGTGGAAGTGGCAGTGCCAATGTGTTGTACACTTGTCCCGCTAACTATTCAGCTATTGTTCGTTTCTTACATGTGTCTAATGGCACGGCCAGTAGTAAAAAAATCTTTATACAACGGTTTGATTCTTCAGCTTCATCTTACAGTTTTATAGTTAATGGATTAAACATGTCAGCAAATACCACGCATGACGTTGTGTCTGGTTCTTTTTTTACATTACCGGCAGGCGATAAAATTGTTTGTTACATGGAAAGTGGAGCCACTATGGATGTGACAATTTCTGTTGAAGAGTATTACGATCCTGCGAGGATATCTTAATGACGATAAATAAACAAAGTAAATCAATTGTTAATAAGGTTATCAAAGGTTTGAAGAAAGCTTCTAAGTCACACGCAAATCAGGCAAAAAATTTAGCTAAGGCTACTAAAATGCTGGGCGGCGGTACGGCTAAGTCAAGTCCAATGAACGCTGTAAATATGGCAAAAGGTGGGAGTACAGTCAATGCCGCAGGCAATTATACCAAACCCGCATTACGAAAGCGCATATTTAATGCGGTCAAAGCTGGCGGAAAAGGTGGAGCACCCGGCCAATGGAGTGCACGTAAAGCACAACTCACTGCGGCCCGATATAAGAAAGCAGGTGGAGGTTACAGAGACTAATGGCCCTCAAAAAGTCACAGCAGTCTCTCAAGTCGTGGACCAAGCAAAAGTGGCGCACGAAATCAGGCAAGCCTTCGACGCAAGGACCAAAGGCCACTGGGGAGCGTTATCTGCCATCCAAGGCTATCCGTGCGCTTTCGTCCAGCGAATATGCCGCCACTACGAAAGCCAAGCGCAAAGCGAAAGCCGCAGGCAAACAATTCTCTGCACAGCCTAAGAAAGTAGCGCAGAAAACTAAAGCATACAGGAAGGTAAAGTAAGATGGCTAGTAAACGCCAACTGACAGAAAAACAACAGAAGTTTCTAGATGTTCTGTTTGAAGAGGCAGGCGGTAGCTTGGTGGAAGCAAAAAGACTTGCTGGTTACAGTGAAAATCAGTATACTGGCGGCATTGTTCAATCCTTGAAAGATGAGATACTTGAGCGTACAAATCTGTATCTTGCTCAATCTGCCCCACGTGCGGCCATGGCTATGGTAGGCGCACTTCACGATCCCACAGAATTAGGCATCAAAGAAAAAATGGTAGCGGCAAAAGAGGTCATGGACCGTGTCGGTATTATTAAGTCTGAAAAAATTCAGGTTGAGTCCTCTGGCGGTGTCATGATTCTCCCACCGAAACGCCCAGAGGAACATGACGAATAGTAGAACAGCCGGTAAGTGGATACTTCCCCAGCCAGACAATATTATACAGGATGACGACTTTTTAAGTATTCCAAGAATAGCACGTACTATTCCATTTGGTTATAAAGAAGACCCTAACGATAATGATATGTTATTACCCGTACCAAGAGAATTACGGGCGTTAGAAAAAGCAAAAGATTACTTGAAACAGTACAGTTATAGAGAAGTTGCAAACTGGCTAACTAAGCAGACAGATCGTAGCATCTCTCATATGGGTTTAAAGAAGCGTATAGATAGTGAGCAATCCCACAAAAGACGAAGTGCAACTCTCCGCGAATGGGCCAGAAGGTACGAAGCGGCGATCTCCAAAGCGGAAACCCTCGAAAGGTCGAGGCTCGGTGCAAGGAAGTCGAGGATCAACGAAGAAGAAGATCCAGACACAGCCGAACATTGAAGTGAAGGATGATCCTCAAGCTCCAGATGAGTTTGAGCCGATACGGCCTGAAGAAGAACACAACGTAATATTTAAACCAAATGCTGGCCCACAGACTGAGTTCTTGGCGGCAGGAGAACGGGAGGTTCTGTATGGAGGTGCCGCAGGCGGTGGCAAGTCTTATGCAATGTTGGCTGATCCGCTACGATTTATGGGTCATCCCTCTTTCAGTGGATTGCTACTACGACATACGAATGAGGAACTAAGAGAACTCGTTTGGAAATCTCAGGAGATGTATCCGAAGATCTGGCCCGGTATCAAATGGTCAGAGCGTAAGATGCAATGGACTGCCCCTAGTGGAGCTAGGCTGTGGTTCTCATACCTCGACAGGGACGATGATGTATTACGGTATCAAGGACAGGCATTTAGTTGGATAGGATTCGACGAATTAACACAGTGGCACACACCATTCGCTTGGGACTACATGAGGTCTCGTTTGCGTAGTACAGCATCAGACTTACCAGTTTATATGCGAGCTACTACCAACCCCGGCGGAGCGGGACATGCTTGGGTGAAGAAGATGTTTATTGATCCTTCTCCACCGGGTAACTCGTTTAATGCAACAGATATTGAAAGCGGTAAGACATTGGCTTACCCAAAGGGGCATTCTAAAGAAGGCCAAGCATTGTTTAAACGCAAGTTTATACCTGCAATGCTAGTTGATAACCCTCATCTGTATGATCAGGGGGACTATGAAGCAATGCTCTTGTCTTTACCTGAGCATCAACGTAAACAGTTATTAGAGGGTAATTGGGATGTTGCGGAAGGTGCGGCGTTTCCTGAGTTTAACAGGCAAGTACATGTCATTGAGCCATTTGATATACCTAATAATTGGGTTAAATTCCGCGCTTGCGATTACGGTTATGGGTCCTATTCTGCTGTTGTTTGGATTGCCTGTTCTCCTGATGAACAGCTTATTGTTTATCGTGAGTTATACGTTAGTAAGGTCTTGGCGACTGATCTTGCGGATATGGTTCTGGATATGGAATCAACGGACGGAAACATTAAGTACGGAGTTTTGGACAGTTCGTGCTGGCATAAAAGGGGCGATACTGGGCCTTCGCTCGCTGAACAGATGATACAGAAAGGATGCCGATGGAGACCCTCAGATAGATCTGCTGGCTCTCGTGTATCGGGTAAGAACGAACTACACCGTAGACTACAAGTGGACGAGTATTCAGAAGAACCACGATTAATATTCTTTAATACTTGCACGAATTTAATTGCACAATTACCTATTATCCCACTGGACAAAAAGAATCCAGAAGATATTGATACGAAGTCAGAAGATCACCTGTATGACGCATTACGTTATGGTATAATGTCCAGACCTCGTTTTTCAATTTGGGACTTTGATCCCTCTCACGAGCGAACCTCTAGTTTCGTGCCCGCCGACAATAAATTTGGATATTAAATATGGAAGAAGATGATATCTTTGATGCAGACACTGATCTGCAAATTACACTCGACGACACAGAAGAAGCTGAGCCAGAAGCGACTGAGCTACAGGCCATAGTTCGCCATGTCTTAGAAAGATATCGTAAAGCTGAGGATACTCGTCGTCAGGATGAAGATCGTTGGTTGCAAGCATATCGCAACTACCGGGGTATCTATGGACCTAATGTGCAGTTTACCTCCGCAGAGAAGTCCCGTGTCTTTATTAAAGTTACCAAGACCAAGACCTTAGCGGCCTATGGTCAGATTATTGACGTATTGTTTGCCGGACACAAGTTTCCTATCACAGTAGAACCTACTCGACTACCTGATGGCGTTACTGAAGCGGTCAATTTTGATATGCAACCTCAGCCTGAAGGTTCCGCTCCGGTACAAGAAGGGTCTATTTATGGCTTTGAAGGGGACGGTAATGATTTTCCTCCGGGAGCTACAGCGGACATACTTCGTGAGTTACGCCTTGGAGGACTAAGAGATAAGCTGTCAGAAGTCGATAATCTAAAAGAAGGTTACGGCGTTACAGCTACGCAGGTTACATTTGAACCTGCTCTTATTGCCGCCAAAAAGATGGAAAAGAAAATTATGGACCAGTTAGAGGAATCTCATGCTTCCAAACAACTGCGTTCAACATCATTTGAAATGGCCTTATTTGGCACGGGGATTATGAAGGGTCCTTTTGCTGTAGATAAGGAATATCCGAATTGGGACGAGGAAGGGGAATACAACCCTATAATCAAAACGGTTCCCTCTACGTCCCATGTTTCTGTGTGGAACTTTTATCCCGATCCAGATGCGTCAAACATGGACGAGGCCCAGTATGTTATTGAGCGTCATAAAATGTCTCGCACCCAACTGCGTTCTTTGAAAAAGCGCCCCTTCTTCCGTATCAACGTAATTGATGAGGTTATTTCATTAGGCGAAGGATATGTGAAAAAGTATTGGGAAGATGATCTACGCGATTATCAGACAGAATACGATATTGAAAGATTTGAAGTTCTTGAATATTGGGGAACAATTGATCGTGAAGTGTTAGAAATTGGCGGCGTAGAGATACCCAAAGAACTTGATGAATTAGATGAAGTACAAGCTAATATCTGGTACTGTAATGGGCGTATTCTACGTGCTGTATTGAACCCATTTAAGCCTGCCAACATTCCATACTATGCAGTTCCGTATGAGTTAAACCCATACTCATTCTTCGGTGTAGGTATCGCTGAAAACATGGACGATACCCAGACACTGATGAACGGTTTCATGCGTATGGCTGTGGACAACGCAGTCTTGTCAGGGAACTTGCTCATTGAAATTGATGAGACAAACTTAGTTCCCGGTCAAGATCTCTCAGTGTATCCGGGTAAAGTATTCCGCCGTCAAGGTGGAGCGCCGGGACAAGCTATCTTCGGGACTAAGTTTCCGAATGTTTCAGGAGAGAATATGCAACTGTTTGACAAGGCACGTGTACTTGCCGATGAGTCAACAGGCTTCCCCTCATTCGCACACGGGCAAACAGGTGTCTCAGGCGTAGGCCGTACAGCATCTGGGATTTCTATGTTGATGAATGCGGCGGCAGGTGGTATCAAGACAGTGATCAAGAACATTGATGACTATCTTTTAGCCCCGCTAGGCAAGTCTATGTTTTCATTCAATATGCAGTTTGATTTTGATCCTGACATTAAAGGTGATCTAGAGATCAAAGCTCGTGGTACTGAATCACTTATGGCGAACGAAGTACGCTCACAGAGATTGATGCAGTTTTTACAAGTTGCTTCTAACCCATCCCTCGCACCATTTGCTAAGTTCCCATACATCGTGCGGGAGATTGCTAAGTCCATGGATCTTGATCCTGAAAAAGTGACTAACAGCTTTGAAGAGGCCGCACTACAGCAGAAATTGATGCAACAGAATGCGCCCCCAGCACCACCAGCACAGCAAGCAGGTGGACCACCGGGAGTACAAGATCCAACTGGAGCAGGTAACGGGAACATAGGTATTGGACAAGCTCCTGTACCGGGAGAACAAGGATTTACAGGAAATGACCAAGGCGGACAACAGCCAGCACCGGAAGCAGGTGGTGGGCAAGCTGAAATCCCTTTGCAGTAATGCAAAACAGTGGGATGCCTTCTGTGAGTATTTAGACATTATGATATCCGAAAACCATAGAAAACTAGAGCAATCAGACAATATAGTATCCATTCATCAGTCGCAAGGTGCTGTACAAGCTTTGCGTTCACTCAAGTATTTAAGAGACGAGGCTTTATCAGATGTCTGAAGTAGACGTACAAATGAAGGGTGTAATTAAACCTAAGTACGATAAACGTAGAAAGGGTTATAAATACACGCATGACGGCATGGAAATCTTTATTAAAGGTGAGGATGAAGAAGCTGTCTTGAAAAAGATGTCTGATCTAATAGAGTCTGATAAAGAAAATGAGACGCATTCATTTGCCGAAGGCGGCATGGAAGATGGCGGTCTAAAAGACGAAGGCGGTACAGTCGATCCTGTATCAGGTAATGATGTCCCAGTAGGTTCTACCCAGAAAGAAGTGCGCGATGATATCCCAGCACAGCTAAGTGAAGGGGAGTTTGTATTCCCTGCAGATGTGACTCGCTACATTGGTCTTGAGAATCTCATGGAGCTTCGTAATAAAGCCAAGAAGGGCTTAGCACAGATGGATGCCATGGGACAGATGGGCAACTCCGAAGAAGCCACAATGGATGACACAGCGGAGATGGATGTTGACATCGACGCAATGATTGATGAGTTTGATCCTAACAGCCCTGAGACTATGCAGTTCGCGATGGGTGGTGTAGTGAAGGCATACACAGGCGCAGTTATTCCCGGCCAGATGCCCCCTCAACAATTTAGTTATGGCTATCAGCCGCAACCACAACAAGTCGGATACGCTCCCCCACAAGTACCACAAGGCCAGTTCCCAGATTATTCTAAATTTGTCAGCCAGCCAGCAAAACAAGCCGCAGGGCAAGAAAAAGGTATTACAGAACAACGTCAATATATCGGACCCAATGGTGAAATGATTACCATCATGTTTATTGATGGTGTGCCTCAACAAGAAGTACCAAAAGATTATAAAGTGTATAAGCCCGAAGAAGTGAAGCCTGAAATTGCCGCACCTGTTGTGCAACAGCAAGATGATGGAGGAGATGGGCCAGAAGACACAAAATCAACTGAGCCTACATTCGGTTTTGGATCGTATCGTAGTATGGAAGATATGTCTAATATTTTTTCCACTATTAATACTGATTTAGCAAACTTAAAAGCAACACAAAAAAACAGAACGCAAAGCCCATTTTTGGCAGTTGAAATTTTTAACAAGGTTGTTAACGGCGTAAAAGAAGGATACTACACGAATAAGGCGGTAGATCAGGTCCGCAGTGGAGAAAATTTAAGCACTAAACCAGAAGGCGAGTATGCCGATTGGCGACAGGACATGAGTACGTTTATGGCGGCGGCAACCCTAGAAACTGAGAATGAAGCAAAGGATGTTTCTAGCAAAAATAGGGATATTCGAGGATCTTCATTTGCAAGCAGGAAAGAAGCAAACGCTGTTGCAAATAACGGCTGGGGATCAGATGCGCACTTTGACGCTATTGATGATCAATATCAAGATTTACAAACTGCGGATAACAGAGATGGATCGGGATTTACTTCCGGTTCTGATGCCGCCAATGTTGATTCAGGAAGGGGCGGTATGGGTCCATCTGGCTCTGGCCCATCTAGGGACGATGACAACGATCCTTATGGTGGCCAAGAGGGCACCCAAGATGATAAAGGCAATTTTGGCTTTTCTAAAGGCGGAGCAGTACAACAAACTAAACGTGCATTGAAATCATCACGCAAAAAGTGATTTTATTTAACTGGCTACCTAACGCCCTAAAAAGCTACCGTTAGCCCCAGACATAAAGGAAAAAACATGTCAACAACTACAACTGAAATGGTTACTAAAGTCGAACAAGTAAAAGTCGCATCTGGCTTTGCTAAGCGTAATGCTAATAAAAAACGCATTGAAGAAGAAGAGGCTGAACTAGAAGCACTAATAAAAGGCAATCAAGAGGAGCAAGAGACAACTGAAGAATCGGTTGACGATGGTCCAGAACCTGAAGGCGCAGAGGAAAAGACCTTTAAGAAAAGGTACGGCGATTTGCGCAGACATTCGCAGAAAAAAGAGAATGAATTACAGGAGCAGATCAACGAGCTTCGCACACAACTAGAAGCGTCTACGAAAAAAGAGATTCAGTATCCTAAGTCGGAATCTGAGCTAGAATCGTGGATGGAGCAATATCCTGATGTTGCACAGATTGTAGAAACAATTGCTATGAAGAAAGCTCACGAGCAAGCCTCTGAGTTTGAAAGCAAGTTTAAACAAATTGATGAAATGAAGCAGGAAGCACAGAAAGAGAAAGCGGAAGCTGAACTCATGCGGTTGCACCCTGACTTTGAACAAATTCGTGATACAGACGATTTCCACAATTGGGTTGAAGATCAACCTAAGTGGGTACAAGACGCACTCTATGATAACGATAGTGATGCTAAATCAGCCGCTCGTGCAATTGACCTGTATAAAGCAGACATGGGCATCACAGCAAAAGCTAAGTCATCTAGTAACAAGGATGCGGCTAAGGCGATTGGTACACGTTCTGAGCGTTCAGCCCCTGAAAGTGACGAAACTAAATCCTTTATCAAAGAGTCGGACGTTAATCGTATGACTGCTGAGCAGTATGAATCTAAGCAAGAAGAAATTGCTGAAGCTATTCGTACAGGTAAATTTATCTACGATTTATCGGGTTCAGCACGATAAAGTGTTGACAAATAAAATTTTCTGGATATAACTATGTCCACTAAACATTAACATGCGGCCTCCGCAAGGACACCCGCTGTAATACAGGAGTATGGAAACGTGTTGTTATAAGTTCATGCCAGTTCTTATAATAACACAGATCCTTATTTCACCTTCACAGAACACCCAAACTACGCAGGCCGTATGTTCACTTTGGCCGGTGACTATACCACCCTGATGCTAGATGGCCTCTTGCGAAGTTACACATAACCTTAACCCTAAGCAACCAAGGAGATGTCATCATGGCATTTACAAGTGCGTCGGGCTACGGTAACCTACCTAATGGTAACTTTAGCCCCGTAATCTATTCAAAGCAGGTACAGCTTGCTTTCCGTAAGTCTTCTACTGTAGAAGATATCACTAATAACGATTACTTTGGCGAAATCGCCCAAGTTGGTGACTCTGTAAAGATCATCAAAGAGCCTGAAATTTCAGTACAGTCTTACACTCGTGGTGCTCAAATCACAGCGCAAGATCTTGACGATGAAGATTTCTCGCTTGTAATCGACAAGTCTAACTACTTTGCATTTAAGATCGACGACATTGAAGAAGCGCACTCACACGTAAACTTCATGCAAATGGCTACAGATCGTGCGGCTTATCGTTTACGTGATCAGTATGATCAAGAAGTCATGGGATACATGGCTGGTTACAAGCAGGCATCATTGCACACTGCGGCTGGCGTTGTTAACGATCAAGTCAATGGTACTGTTGCTGTTTCTACAGCGGGTACTGACGAGTTATTGGCGACAATGAAAATTGACGCTACTGACTTCGGCTTAAACGATGGCGGTGCGGCTAATGCTGGCGAAGCTATTGTTGTTATTCCTCGTTTACCGGGGGCTACTGCAATTGCAACTACCCATGCTTCACCTCTTCAGGTGATTTCTCGCATGTCTCGTCTTTTAGATCAGCAGTTTGTTGATACTCAAGGACGCTGGCTAGTCATTGACCCGGTCTTTGCTGAGACTATGAAAGACGAAGATTCTCGTCTATTCAATTCAGACTTCGGTGGTTCTGGTCTTCAGAATGGTCTTATTATTAACAATTTGCACGGTTTCCGTGTTTATGTTTCTAATAACTGCCCTGCTGTTGGTACTGGTCCTGCTGTAAGCAGTGCAACGCTACAAGCAACTAACTTTGGCGTAATTTTTGCTGGACATGATTCAGCCGTAGCTACTGCTCAGCAGATCAATAAGACTGAGACTTACCGTGATCCTGACAGCTTTGCTGACATTGTTCGTGGTATGCATCTGTATGGTCGCAAGATCCTTCGTCCAGAAGCTATCGTCACTGCACGTTACAACACTGGCTATTAATAGGGAGAATCTAAGATGGCTACAATTACAAGTTTGCTGAAACCAGCACATGGCACTTCTTCTCCGAAGAGACAGCCTTATTTTGTTGAGATGACTGTTGATCTAACAGCGCAAGCAATCTCTTCAACCGGAGGTGACATTGTTCAATGTCTTACTGTCCCAGCTAATACGAAGATCCTTGATGCGGGTTTTCAGGTTGTTGAAAGTGCGACTATGAACACGGGCACTAACGCTACCGCTATCCTTGGTACAGGAGCAGACGACAATGAGTATGTTGCCGCTTTTGATATTGATGGCGCGGCAGATTTAGCATACGCTCCAAGTGCGACTCCGGCGGCAGAAGTTGTTCTCGCTACTGCCGATACGTTAGACCTAACCTTTGCAGGCGATGGCGCAACGTATAGCGCAGGTAAGATACGTGTGTTTGCTACTCTAATGGATGTTAGTGATCAAGGCGTAGATGTTACGGCAGATGAAGTTGACCGTGATCAACTTGCCTAATAACTAAAACTTGAGTACGGGGGATTTCTAGAGTCCCCCTGACTCTTTACATAGGTTAATATCTCTAATGGCGTATACGTATTTAGATGTTACAAATGAAGTTCTTGCTAGGTTTAACGAAGTAACTTTAACTTCTGCTAACTTTGCATCCTCTCGTGGGTTTCAAACACAATGCAAAAATGCAGTAAACTCTGCTATTAGAAATATTAATCAACGGGAGTATGCTTGGCCTTTTAATCACGCAGAGGCTGAGATTACCCTTGTCGCTAATCAAACGAGGTATGCATTACCCACTAGCACTAAGCTAGTAGATTATAATACCTTTAGATTAGTACCTGATGCATCTAAAGGTGCAATAGGAAGAAAGTTAACTTTTATAGATTACAAAGAATACATTTCCAAATTTAGTGATCAAGAGGATACTTCTAATGTAGGTGGTGCACCTACTCATGTATTCCGTGATCCCTCTAATAAGTATGGGTTATATCCATATCCAGATAATACATATAAAATAAAATTTGATTATTATACATTTCCTGCTGATTTATCGGCGCACGGAGATGTGCCATCAATACCTGAAAGGTTTAGGCATGTTATAGCGGATGGTGCTGTTATGTACGGTTATCAATTCCGTGGGGAAACACAACAGTATCAATTAAGCCTAGATCGTTTTGAAGAAGGCATTAAAAATATGTTAGGTGTGTTGGGCAATCGACATGATTATGTTCGCTCTACGTACATTCCAAGAACTAACAGATTTTCTTTTGTAAATTCTACGGTGGCCTAATATGGCAGATCAATCTGGCGTACAACCGTTACAATTTTCTTGTGAAGGCGGATTAGTTCTTAATCAATCCGCTTTTACACTACAGCCGGGAATGGCACTTGAATTAGTAAACTTTGAATCTGATATAAATGGAGGATATCGGAGGATAAACGGATTTGCTAAATGGAATACTACCCTAGTTCCTCAAACCAATTCTTCGTCTGAGCCAGTGCTGATGGCGGCTAGTTATGGATTAACTGAAGTCATTGCCGCTAGAGGAGAAAGGGTATATCGGTCTACTAATAAAACAGACAAACTTAATGGCGCAATTAATAATTCTGTGACTACAATAACTGTTGATGCAACTAGTGGATTCACAACCACTGGTACATTATTAATAGGTACGGAGCAGATTACTTACACAGGAGTTACCACAACAACATTTACAGGCTGTAGCAGAGGAGCAAATAATACCACTGCCGCCTCGCATTCTGATGATGCTGTTGTATCACAGACTTGGACTTCTATTGACACAGGCAGAACTAACGCAACTAAGTTTTCATTCAAAAGATATAATTTTACAGGCACGGATAAACTTTTATGGACAGACGGAGCAAACAGAGCAAGTTTTTATGATGGCTCTTCCGTAACTGACATTACACATTCTAGTGCTCCATCTGCCCCTTCAATTGCTGAAGTGTTTCAGAACCATGTGTTTTTATCTGGTGATTCTAGCAACCCCAACGAAGTATTTTTTAGTGCCCCTTATTTAGAAACAGATTTTTCTGCCGCTTCTGGTGCTGGAAGCATTGCTATTGACGATACAGTTGTAGCACTTAAAGTATTCCGGGATCAATTGTATATCTTTGGAAGAGAAAAAATATTTAAGTTGCTTGGTAATACAGTTGCTGATTTTCAACTACAGCCAGTTACCCGTGACTTAGGGTGCTCTTCTAAGCACAGTGTTCAGGAATTAGGTGGAGACATTATCTTCTTGGCTCCTGATGGATTACGTACTATTGCTGGTACAGATAAGATTGGTGACGTTGAGTTAGGCACGATATCTAAGCCAGTGCAAATAAAATTTGATGGGCTTACTTCTTTTGATCAAATTGAATCAGTAGTGGTGCCAACAAAAACTCAGTACAGAATATTTTTTGTAAACGAAACAGATTCTGTAGCAAATACTACAGGTATAATTGCAAGCTTAACACAAAATGGTTTTGTATTTTCTGAGCTAAAGGGCATTAAGCCTGCTTGCACAGATTATGATAATGAAAGGCAACCACAAACAGTATTGCACGGTAGTTTTGATGGGTATGTGTACTTACAAGAGAGTGGCAATACCTTTGACGGCGTTGCTATAAATGGCAGATATCGTTCTCCCGATTTAACAATGGGAGATGCGGGTATCCGTAAGGACATGCAACGTATCATTATAAACTATGCACCAGAAGCGGCGATCAACGCCAGTTTATTTTTAAGATATGATTATGAATCTTCTGATTCAACTAACCCCGCTCAATATATTTTAAACGCTTCCGATGTTCTCGCCTTGTACGGTGTGAACACGTATGGAGGTACAGGAACATACGGCGGACAAAGAACGCCATTATTAAGACAGCCTGTAGAAGGTTCAGGGTTTGCTGTTGCGTTGCGTATAAATGATACAGCCGCATCAGCACCGTATTCACTAAAAGGATTTCAGTTGGAATTCGGAGTAGGAGCAAGGCGATAACATGGCCGGTTATACTAGACAAAGTACATACACTGACGGTGATGTAATTAATGCGGCAGATTCTAATAATGAATTTGATCAGATACTCAATGTATTTAGTAACACTGGTGGGCATAAACATGACGGCACTGCGGCAGAAGGACCAGTAATTGGTCTTATCGGTGATCCGGGCGTAGTAACACCTCTGAATAAAGTTGTTGTTAGCGATAGCAACAATCGTATCGGAGTCTTTGTGGACGTAGGTTCTTCTTCTGTAGAACAGGTGCGTTTCCAAGATGGTGCGATTGTTCCTGTAACGGACAATGACGTAGACTTGGGGGCAACTGGTGCAGAATTTAAAGACTTGCACATTGACGGTACGGCAAACATTGATAGTCTGGTTGCTGACACTGTTGACGTTAATGGCGGTACTATTGACGGAGCGGTTATCGGGGGTTCTTCAGCGGCGGCAGTCACTACCACCAGCCTCACTGTTACATCCGGTACAGCAGTCACATCTATTGATACCGACCTCTCATCTGTATCCGGTTCAGACGATACCCTTGCGTCAGCAAAAGCAATTAAAACTTATGTCGATGCGCAAGTTACAGCACAAGATCTTGACTTTCAAGGAGACAGTGGAGGGGCACTTAGCATTGACCTTGACTCAGAATCCCTTACTATTGCAGGTGGAACTGGGATTGATACCAGTGGCTCAGGTAATACGCTTAGTGTTGCAGTAGACTCCACCGTTGCAACTTTAACTGGATCTCAAACATTAACCAATAAAACATTAACTGCTCCTATATTGTCTGGCTCTTCTTCTGCGGCAGGTTCTATACTATTTAAAGAAGATACTGATAATGGCACTAATAGTGCTACACTTATCGGCCCCGCATCTACAGGGGATGTTACAATTACTTTGCCCGCCGCTACAGACACTCTTGTAGGTAAGGCAACCACTGATACTCTAACTAATAAAACTCTTACTGCTCCTATTCTTTCTGGATCAGCATCTGCGGCAGGTTCAATACTATTTAAAGAAGATACAGATAATGGCACAAATGCAGTTACGTTAATAGGACCAGCTTCTACAGCAGATGTTACTGTTACTCTACCTGCGGCAACAGATACACTAGTAGGGAAAACGACTACTGATACCCTAACTAATAAAACAATAGATGTAGATAATAATACTGTATCTAATATTGAAGTTGATAACTTAAAGTCTGGTGTTTTAGATACGGATTTGTCTTCTGTTTCTGGTTCAGATGATACATTAGCCTCTGCTAAAGCAGTCAAAGCATATGTCGATGCTCAATTAACAGCGTCAGATTTAGATTTTCAAGGAGATTCAGGTGGAGCACTTTCTATCGACTTGGACTCTGAAACTCTTGATATCGCTGGTGGTACTGGTATTGATACTTCTGGATCAGGGAATACTCTGACGGTTGCTATTGACTCAACAGTAACAACACTTACAGGATCGCAGACTTTAACTAATAAAACATTAACTGCGCCTACACTATCCGGTTCATCTTCAGCGGCTGGATCAATTCTGTTTAAAGAAGATACAGATAATGGTACAAATGCTGTTACATTAATCGGCCCAGCGGCAACTGCGGATGTTACAGTAACCCTACCTTCTTCAGCGGGTACGGTAGCCTTAACATCTGATGTACCTTCTGCGGGTATATCCAGTGGCAATGTTGCAACCTTTACGTCTGGTGCGGAAGATAACGATTTCTTGCGAATAGACGGCACAGCAATAGAAGGACGTTCTGCTTCAGAAGTGCTGTCAGACATTGGCGGTCAGGCCGCACTAACATTTGGTATTTCAAATACTAACATTCCTATTTTTACAAGCGGTGTAGCCGACGATGATTTCCTAAGAATTGCAGGAACATCTGTAGAAGGTAGATCTGCGGCAGAAGTATTGTCAGATATAGGTGGGCAAGCTAGTTTAACTTTTGGCATATCCAATACGAATGCAGTAAAAATAGATAGCAGTTCTGTTGCAGATGATGAGTTTGCGAGATTTACAGCAAACGGTTTAGAAAGCAGAAGTGCCGCAGAAGTATTGTCAGACATTGGTGCATCAGCAGTAGCTGGTAGCTCAAGTATTGTCACAACAGGTGCTTTAGATGCTGGTTCTATTACAAGCGGCTTTGGTACTATTAACAACGGTGCTAGTTCGATTACTACCACGGGTGTTATCACTGGTGGCACTGTGGAAGCTACCGCAGATACCTCCGCTGGAGACAATGCGGCAATTGGCTTCACTGCCGCAGAAGGTTTGATCTTAACGGGGCAGGGTTCGACCAACGACGTAACCATCAAAAACGATGCTGACGCAGATGTTATTGAGATCCCAACAGGAACTACTAACGTCACAATAGCTGGTGGATTAACTGTTGGTTCTGTGGCTACAGCCAAAACTGATACAGATACATCCAATACAGGTAATGTCACATTAGACTTTTCAGCTAACCAGAACTTTGTATTGACATTGACAGGTAACACAACTTTAGTCAATCCCTCCACAGAAACGGTTGGTCAGAGCGGATTCATTGTCTGCATACAAGACGGCACGGGTGGCAGAACACTCAGTTTAGGCACTGACTATGAAACAGCGGGTGGTGCAGGGATTACTTTGTCCAGTGCCGCAAGTACGACAGATATTATTCCGTATGTCGTAGCGGCCTCTAACCGCATCCTTCTGGGTGCGCCGCAGTTGGCGTTTAGCTGATGAGTGGTCCATTCGGTTCATCACAATGGATGTACGCATCGGGCGGTTTCTATGGCTTTGATATCGAAAACTCCTTGCGTTTTGATGGAAGCTCATACCTTACAAGGACTTTGGGTAGCGCAGGAAACCGTAAAACTTACACGTTGAGCGTATGGGTTAAGCGATGGAAGTTTGAATCGGGATTTTTATATGGCTCTGGTCATAGTGATTTGAATAATTT